GGCGTAGAGTTCGACTGGATCGACGGCATAGAAGAAACGCACGGCTTTATACCTAAGTGCAAGCACGAGACGGGTGTCATCGCACAAGAGGTCGAGCAAGTCATACCTGATGCTATTAGCCCCGCCCCCTTTAACAACGAGTACAAGACGGTAGAACACACCAAGATTATTTCATTGCTGATAGAATCAGTACGCTCTCAGCAAGAAACAATTGAATCACTAACCAAGCGAATAGAGGAGCTTGAAAATGGCGATAACTAACACACGCGCAGTTGGGCGCATTGAGACATACCCTGCCCTTGTGGGCGACGACCCGACTTTAATGGTCGTTTATGAGCATACGTTTGACGACACTAATGACACGGCTTTGCCTGTAACTAGCACCGTCGTTAAACATCTCCAGCGATACGTCGTTACCACTGACGAGGATGGCAACGAAACATCGACAGCGACAGACGTTACTGGCGAAGATCAGCTCGTACAGGACATTTGCGCGGCTATCTGGACTGACTAATGGCCTTACAAACCTCGGGTGCTATCTCGCTCAACGATATTCACGTTGAAGCGGGGGGCACCTCTGGCACACAAGCCAGCATGAACGATACCGACATTCGAGCTTTAATTAATAAGGCATCGAATACCGCCGTGTCTTTTAGCGAGTATTATGGAGCAAGCTCTACGCAGACGATTACTGTAACTCAGGGCACCTTGTCACAGCAGTTTTCAACAACACGGGGATTTGAAAGCTCTACTCCTACCGGCTCAGTGTCTCCGACTAACATAAATGGGTCTACGTTAAGCCTTTTAGGCATAACGCGCCTTGCTCGCACTAACGCATCGTCTGGCTTGTTTTTTGAGATTGAGCTGAACTATTCAACATCTAACGCTATTGGTGCCAGTGAGTTTACAAGCATCTCATTCACGGCAAACGGTACATTGACCACGCTCACTTCGGCTGAAGCCTCAACCACGACAACCGCCGGTGGCTTTGGTCGTAGGTGGACATGGAGCGGCTCTAACGGTTTAGACACTACCGAGATGAGCAACATCACCACCGAATGGGATGGATCAGGCAATATTGACGTGACGTTTACACCATGAGAACACTCATCTATGACGCGCCTGCTGATGACGCCACGCACCTTGAGGGTGTTATTGAATCAGAGGCTATCACTCAGGAAACGCCTGTTCCTTTTAGAGTGCCAATTATTAGAGCTGACGGTGTTATCGACATAGAAGCAACTGTCGCTTTAGTACATGAAATGGAAGACCGTATCGATGAAGATATTGCTGCCGGATTAGTTGTTGGACGAATACCCGTAAATCCTTGAAAAACCTTTTATGTGGCACTACATTATACGTTCCACTAACAGTAAGGGTAATACATGTCAGAACAACAGCAAGTAACGGAAGAACAGTTTGTATTGAGTCAACGGATGGAGTCACTGGCCCGTCAGAATGCTCAACAGGCATTACGAATAGCAGATCTTGAGGCACAGATTGCGCTCATTCAAGCCAAAGCCCAGCAACCTGAGCAACCTCCAGCAGAGGAAGTGTCCGATGAGGATTATCAAGACGTGCCTGTTGACACTATTAATTAGTGTTTGTGGTCCTGCCTACGGGCAGGACACTGCTGATATAGAGCCAATCCCTGAAGTAGATCCCGCGCCAACAAGAGACGATGGTGAGTTTGAGCCAGATTTTGATAATGATGGCGACGACACTAACATTGAGGGCGACTTAAACACCTCAAACTCAAACAACAACAATGTCAGCAAAACGTATAATGGTGCGGGCAGTCGATCTATGCCTGCAAATACGGCTGTCGCGCCCAGCCTGATGAGTACAGGTCAGCAATCATGTCTTAAGTCATTATCTGGCGGATTACAGTTAGTTGGTTTTGGTGTTTCTTCTGGACTATATCGTCAGGATGAAGAGTGTAATCGTCGTTTAAACGCCATAACGCTTTCAAATATGGGGATGAAGGTCGCCAGCGTCTCGCTCATGTGCCAAAATGCACAGGTATGGCGAGCTATGTTTATGAGTGCAACGCCTTGTCCGATCATACGATCAGGTCGTTTGTTAGTAGGCAAAAATGCACTGTTAGCTATAAAGCAAAATCCAGAGCTTTGGATTCCCGACTACATAGAACAGAAGGCGTTTTACGATAGTCTATTAGCTGGAGGTAACGATGAGACCACTGAGCAAGAGTCTACTAGCGGCACTCTTAGTGACCGTTACCGTACCACTAAGCGCCAACGAGATTGACGATCTCGTCAACACTTCACAAAGCATAAGAGACACGTTTGCTTACGGAATAAAAACTATTGCCGGTGGCGAGTCATACGCGGGAGAAGGGTATATTGCTCCTGCTATGGCTGAGAACGGTCATATCAGTAAAACTCAACAAGATGCCTACAACGCCGCTGTCGCGGCAGTGGAATCAGCTACTTATAGCTACGATCCTGGTGCGGATCAGTATTTTCAAGATCAAGCAGATCAGGCTATGGATGAGGTTTCTGAAATGATTGATGCTTATGTAGAAGCCGCACAGCAGATTATTATGGTTGCAACAGTCAACGAGATGGCACAAGACGCGCAATCAGCACCGGATGAGCGCGAGGCTATGGCTTTGCAAGAGTTCATGGGAGCCAATGACGTTACACTTCAGGATCAAGAAATAGAAAGTTACAACACCGCGCTGTCTAACACCGAGCAAGCGATACAAGTAGCCGCAGCTTACATGGCAGTGGCTAATGATGAAAACTTATTAAATCAAGCAGACAATATGGCTAGAGAGTACAACGTGACTTTTGAGGAAGCTGCGTCTGTGTTCTTTGATTTAGATACAACAGCGGTGTGGGTGTCTTTTGATGGCGGTAGCACTATCCAAGGTTTGCAAGTAGGTAACTACTTCGTTGCCGCAGAAGATGTCTTAACACGCGCTGAGACACAAGAATTTTGGGTAACCTCCCCTGAAGGCGGTTGCTGGTTTTCAGAAAATCAAGAGGAGTGCTTAAACAGTGGCTCTTGAAGACTTAGAAGTAAACGTCGGCGGCACGTCTATTAAAGGCGTTTGGATCGCTATAGTGCTTACATTTGGCTCAACAATTGGTGGCGGAATCTGGGCGGCCTCTCAGTTTTTCGCTGAACTAAATGAACAAAGTGAAGCCGTTATTGCCGCTACTGCTCAAGCTGACGCACTAGCAACACGATTCAATGACTTGCGCGATATGAACGCTTTGCGATTACAAGACATGGATAAAAAGCTATCTAACATGGAACAAGCCATGACAGCGGCAGATGTTGAGAACTTGCAAGGCAAGCTAGCTGAGTTAGGCGCTAACTTGATGCAGATCATGGATGCACAGCAGGAGCTTCTTGATTTGCGTGATAGAATTTCTAGCGTAGAAAAAACGTCTAGCGAGTCAGAAATAAAAGTGCAAACGCGGCTTGAAAGTCTTGCTACGCTGGACGCTCGGTTGAAAAAGTTTGAGCGTGACATGGATGATTTATGGATGGCTATCGATGCCACCAACCCACTAGGAGGTAATTGATGGACAATGCGGCTGAAGCCTTACGGCGCATAGAGATACATGAAGCAGAGTGTAAACTGATGCGAGAGATGATGGAAAAGCGTCTCGATCAAGGAGCGGAAAAGTTTAATAAGCTCGAACGCATGATCATGGCTATGTATCCATTCATTATTGCCTGCCTTGGCGCAGTTGAGTTTCTGTCATGAAATTCAGTGCCGTCAAAGGCTTGATCGGTGAGTTAGCACCTACTATCGGAGCGGCGCTAGGTGGACCTGTAGGTGGTGCAGCGGCGTCTATGCTTGCCGATGTTTTGGGATGCGATCCTACGCCACAAAAAATAGAGAAAGCGCTTTCTCAAGCTACGCCAGAGCAGTTAGCTGAAATAAAAAAGGCTGAACTTGATTTCGAAGTAAGGATGAAAGAGCTTGAAGTTGATGTGTTCGCATTAGAAACAAAAGATATACAACACGCTAGAGACTCATTCTCAGAGGATTGGACGGCACGATCTATTGCGATTATTTCCATACTGCTGTTTGGTGGATATGTTTTCCTTGTAACGCTACAGCCTGCCGATGATAACGACTTGAACGTAGTTAACCTGGTACTTGGCTACCTTGGGGGCATAGTGTCTTCTGTCGTAAGTTTTTACTTTGGTGCCAGTAAGTCGGGGGGAAAATGAGTAAGTTATTGGAGCAATTGAAATTACACGAAGGTGTTCGCACTCACTTTTACCGATGTAGTGCGGGCCTTGCAACTATTGGTGTCGGTCGTTGCATCGAGGATGGTTCGTTAGGATTGTCTGACGACGAAATCCTGTACCTGCTACAAAACGATGTTGGTCGGTGTAAAAAAGAGTTGTTAGCCTTTTCCTGGTTCATAGACTTAGACTCAGTTCGTCAAGATGCAATGGTCAATCTGTGCTTTAACCTAGGCTTTTCACGACTGTCGCTTTTTACCAAGGCCCTGTCGGCTATGTCAGAGGCTAACTATGAACGAGCTGCTATGGAGTTTTTAGACTCTAAATGGGCGCGTCAGGTCGGTAAGCGTAGTGAAGACGTTGCACACATGATTCGAACGGGAACCTACCCTAACTAAAAAAGTTGCATATAACTCTTTCAGTATGTAATCTCTTCTAATAAATAAAGGAGGGGTTATGCAAATATCTATCTGTATAAACGCTGATATAAATCGATATCAAACCGCACTATTTGGCTCGCCTATCACTAAGAATCAGGACGGTCGTATTTGGTTGTTGGTCAACTATGACGATTGTGATTGGGACTATGACCTTGAAGATGACTACATCGATGGTGAGGACCAACAAGGACCGTTTGCTCATAAAATCCAAGTTTTAGGGCACACAGACGGTTTTTGGGAAGGCTATCGCGTACTTAACGCTGAAGACTGTATAGCTGATCACTTGGGTATGGTTTGATGAGTAGTTACGACGAAGCCTATTTAGCTGAGTGTCAGCGACTTGCTGATAATGTTGATGACCTGCTCGAATACCTGAAAGATCGACGAGAGTCTAAGCCTAAATCATTAGCAGTCACCGATCTGATTGAAACAGCAAATGCTCAAGACCTTGAGTGGAAGAAGCGTCATAGCTCTATCGTTCACTCCGAGGATAGGCTTGGGAACATTTGGGTCGGTCGCAGAAATAAGCCTAAGAAAAAATCATTACAAGATCTTAAAGACGAGCAGATACGTCAACAGAATCTGAAGGTCGCTAATGAGAAGGCCAAGCAATACTCAGCTTCTAAGGAACAAGAACGAGCGCGTGAAAAGCGGTTACAAAATATACGTGCTATCAGCCGTAAATGGTCAGTAGGGAATTCAGATGGTGACGCAGGGTTTGCTGGTCGATACGAATTGCACTGTGACATACCGGAGCAAGAGTGGGGAGTGGACTATCGCGATATGAGAGCGTTTACACACTTCCCCTGGTTAAGAAACAGAAAGAAAGGAGACGTTAATGTTTGAGACAAGTGAGTCAATTGAAGAGATAGCAACGGCCTTGAGCCTTGCACAGAAACAAATGGGTGTAGCACTTAAAGACGCAACTGCTCATCACGGCAACTACGCAGATCTAGCTTCTGTAGTTGCAGCCATCAAAGAGCCATTAGCTGACATGGGCCTTTCTTACACGCAGTTTCCTATTGTTAACGACGACAGTGCAGGTGTCATGACTGTTTTGATGCATCGGAGTGGTCAATGGATGCGCTCGCATTACACATTGCCACTGGTGCGAAGGGACGTGCATACCGTAGGTTCGGCCATCACTTACGCTAGACGCTATGCTTTACAGTCAGTTGCAGGCATACCAGCCGACGATGATGATGGAGATAAAGCGAGTCAGCCATTAGATGCTATTGCATTACACAATCAAGCCTGTGTTCGGAACTTCGATAGTATTGCCGAGATAAAGCGAGCGATTGCTGATGAGCGTTGGGAAGCCGCGGCAGAGGCGTATCACGAGATGAGTAATGATGATCATGAGTGTTTGTGGATCGCGCCGAGCAAGGGCGGTATCTGGACTACGCACGAGCGCACTATGATTCGTAGCAACGAGTTTCATGCCGCAGTTAAAGTAATGTTTGAGGAGAGAAACAGTGGAGCGTAAGAAGAAAAGTTATCCGAAAGGCATTTACGCTAATCGGTACGAGAACACACCTAATTTTGTTCGTACTAACATTAAGATTGATAACCGTAAGGCTATTGAATGGTTACAGACTCAACCGCAGCCGTACACACACTTACAAGTCTTAGAATCAAACGCGCCAGATGAGTACGGTAATACCGTTTATATGTGCATTGACGAGTACAAAATGTACGGGGACAAAAAGAAAGCTAAGGAAGGCATGGCGCAAGCCAAGCAAGCGTTGAATCAGCCTTTAAAGGCTGTAGAAGAGGACGATCTACCATTACCGAGTTTTGGGACTAACAATGAAGATACAGACGACATCCCGTTTTAACGTCGGGGACAGCCTGAGACGGGCGCAGAAAGAACGCAAGGTGACCAACAAGTCTTTGTCAGAAAAGTTTGGTGTAAGCCTTGTGCAGGTCGGTCGTTGGCGTAATAGTACAGATATGAGAATAGGTCATATCGAAGCTATTGCTGACTACCTTGAGATGGACGTTCACGAGTTCTTGGAGTTAGGTAAGTAGCATGTCCAAAGTCATCTACCAATGCCCTGTATGTATGCAGTGTTGCTGGCCTGGTCAGCCGACTGTGTATGACGAGCGGTACGATGAGATTGTTTGTGAAGACTGCGCTGAAGAGCCAGTGTGGGAAGCCTGGAAAGAGGAGCAAAAAAAAGCCCCCGAGTAACTGGGGGCAAACACTATGTTTGGTTGGAGCCTTGCTTAAGGGTGGAGCAAGTTCTCTCATTATATCTGCAATCGCAGAAAAGTCACCCTCTAGTCGAGCCTAGAAAAATAATGCTGTCGCAAGTTGCAGTAGCTCAAAAAAGACTGAATTGACTCCTAACCTTTGAGGGCGGGGATAAACAGCGGTTAATGTTGCCAAGTAGTAAGGGCGTCGTGATGGCAGAGCGATAAATGATCTGCGCTGATATCTGGAGTGAAGGGACTAGATTTAAATAACAAGTACAGGGCAACTACCGCCCTCTAATGACCACTATTGTCTGGAGAAAACATGATTACGAAAGATGGAACCGATTGGCAGCCTACTGATGAGCAGGTAATTGGATGGCAACACGCATATCCTGAAGTAGATCTTTTCGCAGAATTGAATGTGATGGCAGTTTGGTTAGACGCTAATCCACCTAAGAGAAAAACTGAGCGCGGTATGGCGAGGTTCGTTAACTCTTGGTTGTCTCGTGCTAATCAAAAAGGAGGCAGTCCGTTTGCCGCGAAGCAACAAGAGCAAACAGGGCGATTGTCTCTAAAGTCTTGGACCCAGCTTGATGATATCACTCACGATTTTTGTAAGAGCGAAGCGTTTAGGGAGTCGTGTTTAAGGAAGTATGGTCAATACGTAACGTATGAAGGAGAGAGGGTGACTCAATGAGCATGAGCAGAAAAGACGAAATGCGTGAGCAATGTAATGTATTCCACAGAAAGCATCCTGAAGTATGGGATTTGTTCGTGCGTTACAGCCGACAGATGATTGATAAAGGCTATAGGCAGTACAGCGCACAAAGTGTTTTTGAGCGGATACGATGGGAAAAGGACGCAGGTGGTGACGGTGTTGACACCTTCAAATTGAACAACAACTACGTAGCTTTTTACGCTCGTCGTTTCATGACTATCTACCCGCAACATGAAGGGTTTTTCCGTACAAGAGAGCAGAAGTCAGAGGAGCAATTTGCAACTCACAGGGCAGAGCTAACGCCTAGGGACTACATATGAATGGGAGCTTTTGGCTGATACGCGATAAGAGGCAGGTCAAAGATCGCTTAACGACCTTCCAACACTTTTTAGAGCAGACGTGGGATTGGAATCATCCGATCGCCTGGAAGGTGACTGTCTATAAAGACCCTCGCACAGTGTCACAGAACGCTTTGTTGCATATGTGGTGTGAGGAAATGGCTAAACACTTCGCAGCAGGTGGCGCTGAAGTAGATAAAGAAAGCATGAAAGACCTAATGAAATATAGGTTTCTTGGCACAGAGGATCGTGTGATTAACAACACGGTCATCCCTAATCAACTCCGAAGGACGCGTGATCTTGATAAGGGCGACATGATGTTCTTCTTAAATCAGATACAGGAGTGGGCCTTAGACCACGGTGTGAACCTTACCGCGCCTGTAAACTCAGAGTACATGGAACTTCGGCAAAGGATGTAATTATGAGTGTTAAGAGAACCAGTGCTGACATATGGTGTAGCAAAGCAGTAAGACTTCGTGATGGTGCATGTGTCGCTTGTGGTAGCACAGAAACCAATCAGGCCATGCACATCTACACTAGAAAAAATAAGGTCGTTCGCTATTCCTTAGATAATTTACTGACCGGCTGTTATGCGTGTCACAGGTTTTTTACCGAGAACCCTATAAGTTTTGCTGACTTCTGCGATATGTACTTAGGTTCAGGTCATATGGATATCTTGCGGGAGAAAAGTCAGGGAAAGCTAAAAGCTACGGCAGCGGTACGCGCCGAGGTTGCGGCTCACTACAGAGAGCAGATAAAGCTCAAAGAGCAAGATCCTGATCATCAAATGGTCAGTTGGAACTGATGCGAACACTAGACCTCTTTGCAGGTATTGGTGGCTTTACACTTGGTTTAGAGCAGGCAGGTTTCAACACTGCGGCTTTCTGTGAGATAGAGCCATATGCACAACAGGTTCTAGCGAAGAATTGGCCCGAGGTCCCTATCTATGACGACATACGATCAATCACAGCAGAGCGACTTATTTCCGACGGAGTTAGAGTCGATATCATCACCGGAGGTTTCCCGTGCCAAGACCTCTCAATTAGCGGAGCGCAAGCAGGAATTGAGGGAGAGCGCAGTGGACTATGGTCAGAGTGCGCCCGACTTCTTAGGGAGCTTCGACCTAGATACGCCATCTTTGAAAACGTCACAAACCTGCTTATTGGAGACGGGGGAGATTGGTTTAAGCGAGTTCTCTGGGACATTTCCTCGGTCGGGTATGATGCGGAGTGGCACTGTATACCAGCTTCCGAACTTGGCGCGTACCATCACCGAGATCGCGTCTGGATTATCTGCTACCCACGATCAGACCTTTT